ACGCTTGCCGTCGCTTAATACGTCGAGGTTTTGACGCTTGGATGATTAAGGCTAAATTTAAAGATGAATGGAGCTTTGATCAGGATTTAGTTGTTGAGTCAATACCTAATGCTATAAACCGAGTGTGGACAGCTAATACAGCATCAAAGGCTGATAGTTCTGATAGTGATGTAGGTTACGTTTTAACCTCTGTTACTCCTGAAGCATACAAAGAACAATTCCCTGATGGCTTAATGGTCAGTATTGATGATGCTGATTTAGGTGAGCATTACGACCAATACAGACCCGAAGTAATTATATTTGGCGAACGGTATTACAAAAAAGAAACGATGCGCGAAGTCTGCCAACTATCTAATGGTGAAATTGTAGAGAAAGACGAAAACTTTGAAAAGGTTGTTGATGAGTATTTAGCGCAAGGAATTAAAGTTGTACGTGAAAAGAAAGTTAAAGACTTTAAAATTTATCATAGGTTCTTTGATGGTGGCGGTATGCTATCAGAAGAGCGTGAAACAGTATTCAGGACTTTACCGGTAGTAACAGTTTACGGTAACTTTGAATTGCTTGGTGAAAACTCTAAAATCACTTACTCCGGCATCACGCTAAAAGAAATGGATTACCAGCGAGTATTTAATTACGCTAAATCACGCGAGATTGAAGAAGGCGCATTAGCTCCACGTAAAAAATTATTAATGTCCAAGAAGATGGCTAAGGGCAACGAGCAACAAATATCATCACTAAATGTTAGTGCTGACCCTGTTCTATTTGTTAATCCAGATCCAGAGTTCGGGCCTGTTCAAGAGTTAGGAGGCGCACAGGTTAACCCTAATCTAGCAAATCTAGCTAATGACATGGCAATGGGTATGCAAATCACTGGTGGCACTAATAACGCTATGAATGGCCAGTATGCTGGACGTATGTCAGAAGAAGCTTTAAGGATGCAAATAGACCGTGGTACAGGTGCAACGCGTAAATGGGTTAATGCTTTAGTTAACGGTATTCGTAGAACGTGTGAAATATTAGTGCAAACAATTCCTTCAGTTTATGACACTAAAAGACAGTTTATGATTTTAGGCCAAGATGGTTCTGAAGAAATGGTTACGCTTAATGATGAAGTTTATGATACTCAAACGCAAACAATGGTAAGAGTTAACACATTAAACAAAGGTAAGTACAAAGTATTTTGTGATGCTGGCCCTGCATTCGCTAACAAAATGGAGGCTGGCTTGTCTGCTATGTTGCAATATGCAGCTATCGACCCGTCTATTGTTAATACTGGTGGTGACTTAATGCTTAAGAGTATTGATGCTCCACTTGTTGATGAAATGGCACAGCGTAAACGAGCGCAGTTATTACAAGCGGGTATGATACCTCAAGAGCAAATGACTGATGAAGAAATAGCAGCGGCACAACAAGCAGCACAGCAACCACAGCCAGAAGATCCAGTTGTTATGCTTGAGCGTATGAAAGAAGAAACTTTACAGATGACTCAGCAAAACAAAGCTATCGAACATCAAATAAAAGTTGCAGCACTGCAAACAGAGGCGGAAGGTAAAGGCGCTAAATTACAAAGTGATATTTTAACCAATGCACGTAAACTTGAGCAGGATCAAGAGAAAATTGATAACGATAAGGCTGATAAGGATTACAAGAACGCGCTAGCAACTTTAGAGCTAGAGCTTCAAGCTCAAAAGGATTTAAACGCAGAGTTAAAAAACAACATGCAGATAGCTAGTGAGTGAAAAACTAATAGCAATCCAAGGCTATAAACTCCCGGGCGAAGAGGTCTGGGTTACCCAAGAGGATATGTACGAAGTTTATTCGCGCATAGATTTAATGATTAATGGTGCAGAGTCAGTAGGGTTTATTATCACAAAGATAGTTAATGAAGGATTGTATGTAGAAACGTTACAATAATTAACTAAAGCCATTTGACACATGGCTTTTGTTTTACTATATTGCTAAAACTAATTTTAATTAAAGGTTTAAATATGGAATTCTACTTCAAGGTGTTCATGGCTGTTTGTGTTGTATTATTTTTAATATCACTGGCTCTATTTGTACGTACAATAGAAAAAGAAAATAAAAGGGCAAATAATGAGGCTATCTAAACTATCAATACAAATTAAACTAAATATTACACAGCCAGTATCGCGCGATGATTTATGGTGGAAAGCTTTCGATATATTTATAGGTGGATGTTATGAGTGAAGGCATAAAAGATAAACTCGCTAGATTTACATGGGCTGTAAAAACAACAGGAAGTGAAACGTGCATGATTCAAGCTGATCACGTTAGTATTTTAGATGGTGGTTGTATTAAATTTATTTTGCATCAAGACCATTTTCCTGTCGTCGCGGCCTTTAAGGAGTATGAATACTTTTTTATTGCAGGGGTTAACGAATGAAAACCTACAAATCAAGCGATCTAACCCATAAGCGAGCCGAGGTATTGAAAGAAGCTAAGGATAATGGTGTTATTATTCAGCAGTTAGAGACTAATGGCGAAGTTAGGCAGGAGTTTGTTATTGTTACTCGTGATGTTATGCATCAATGCGTTGATAGCTCAAGTATGGCTGACGGCAGAAACGGAGACACTATCGAGCTTAAAATATGGAACTCCATCCAACCTAACTTAAAGTATTAATGGTGGCTTATGAAGGAATGTAAAAGCAACATAGAGCGCATCGCCTTAAATCTAACAGATGAGCAATTTAAAGGTTATTGTGCTGGTATGTCGCTACACTGGCTGTTTAAATCAATAGATGATCATAACGAAAACATAACAGCAAGGAAGAGGGTTAAGTTTTGGGATGGTGTCTACAGCAGATACAAGCACCATTGCGAGTAACCAGCAAGCAAGCCACTTTAACGAGTGGTTTTTTATTGCCTAAAATTTAGCAAGTCCAACCACAAACACCCAGTCAAATTAACCAAGTTGTATATTTAACCAAATATTATTATAATAGACCACAAAGGTTTCCTTGACACCTAAAGTCAATGCTTAAATACGCCAAAGGGTGAGAACATGTCAGATGAAACAAACGAAGGTATAGTTATGCCAGCCGTGACAAGTGATCCGGTCACAAACGAAGTAGCACAACCTGAAGTTATCGCAGAATCATCTCCTGCTAGTGAAGAGCAACACGAATCAAAATCAAACAGTGTTCAAAATCGTATTAATGATTTGACGGCAAAACGATACAAAGAAGAGCGCAGGGCAAACGAAGCTGAAGCAAAGTTAGCGGAGTTACAAGCTAATCAAGCCAGTCAAACGCCAGAGTTAAAACCAGAGCAGCGCTTAACCGCTCCTGAATTGCCTGAAGATATTTATGACGAAGAAGCTATGCGTAAATACCACACTGACAACCAAGCTTATACTAGGCAGGTTGCAGAAAATACCGCACAGTCTCAATTTGAAAACCAACAACAAGCGAGTAAGCAACAAGACATAAACGCAAAGCATCAAGCTAATTTAGATAAGTATGCAGCAAACGCAACACGCGACGGAGTAGACTTTGATAAATTGTTAGTTGCAGAACGGACGCTTAAGCAAGCTGGTCTTGGCAACGAGTTAGGTTCATATTTAATGAACGATAACAACGGAGCTAAAATAGTAGAGTATCTTAATGATAACCCTGCTGAAATGCACGACATACTAAGTTTAGATCCTGTATCTGCCGGTATTCGCATTGCCACTGAAGTTAAGCCTAAAGTTTTGTCGCAAACTCCAAAAGTATCTGGCGCACCAGACCCAATACCTGAAGTTAAAGGTAATGGTGGGTATGTTGACTCTGATGATTTCAGCAAAAAATATCCCGGTGCAGTTATAATTTAAGTTTAAGGAAATACAATGGCTAATAATTACCAAAGTAATACTAATGAGAAATTGCTACGCAGCTTTATTAAGGGGTTTGAATCCTCTACGGTTTTACTAAATACTGTTTCAAAGCAGTTAGTAAATGATACTGACGCTTCGACTGGTGCAGGTGCTACGCCTGTCAAAATGAAGCGCCCAACACAATATAAGCCTGTACGTTCAGCAGATGGTGACTTAACATCAACTGATGCAAATCCTGTTCAAGTCGGCTCTGTATACGGCCACGTTTCAGATAACGGTTACATTACTGTTTACGTTGAAAACTCACAGGTAGAAGAAGCTCTAGAGACAGATCAGCTTGACGCATTACTAATGCCAATCGCTGAAGATATGGTTATCACTTGTGAAAGTGAGCTAGCGCAATACATGACGCGCAACGCTCAATTACACAGCGGTACAGCAGGCACAGCAATCAGTAAATGGTCTGATGTTGCTAATGCTGGCGCATTGTTTAAAGAAATTGGCGCTCCTGCTGGTAAGAAGTATGCGGCAATCAATTCTTTTGATGAAACTGTACTTGCTGACTTACAAACTCAGTTAGGTGTCAACCCTGAAGTAAATCAAGCGTGGAATGATGCGGTGATTAAAACTGGCTTTGCTGGCTTAAACCAAGTTATGACCACCAACAATCTTGATGAGTATGCTTCTGGAGACCCTGGTACTGGCATTACATTATCTGCAACTCCAGCAGCAACTTATGTAACGTACAAAGATAGTTACCAAATGAGCCTGGCACTTACTGGCTTAACTACTACTACAGGTACTCTAAAAGCTGGTCAGCAATTATCATTCCCTGCATCCTCTTTGTTGAATATGCGTAATGGTAAAGTAGTTCGTAAGTCTGGTACTGCTGTTCCATTCACTGTAACAGTCCTTGCTGACGTTACTGCTGATGGTTCTGGCAATGCTACAGTTAGCGTAAGTGGCGCGGCTATCTTTGAGGCTGATGGCGCTTACAACACTGTAAATCGAGCGTTAACTTCTGGCGATACCGTAACAGTAATTGATGGCGCTACTTCAGTTGATAAGCGTCCGGCTCTTGCTTACTGCGAAGGTTTTGTTGGTATGGGTTCAGTTGTACTGCCTAAGTTGCATTCGATTGATTCTAATATCATTAACCATAAAGGTGTAAGTATCCGAGTTCACCGCTTCAGTGATGGTCTAGGAAACAAAAACCGTTACCGTTTTGATATCTTGCCAACGTTCGCAACGTTTAACCCTTCTTGGGGTATTCAGTTGGAAGGCACGTCGTAAGTTTTAAACTTTAGCGATTAATGTTATTATAAAGGGGCTTTAGTTAGTCCCTTTTTTTTGGAGTTAAAAAGATGCACATCACAATGTTAATTAAGAATTCTAAAGGCGAACCCATTCAATGCGTAATTGATGATTCAAACAAGTCAGACTTTGAAGCTTTAGGGTTTGTTGATCATGACTCAAAACTAAAGGCTAAGGCTAAACCAAAAGCCAAAGCTAAGGCCAAAACAAATGCCTAATAAGATTGATTTAGTTAACGGGACCTACAAGTTAATTAGAATTAGCGGGTTAACTTCTGAGGCTATACCTGAAGAAATAGAGGCAGCTTTACAAGTTGCTGATGATTATGCTGGAGAATTATTGTCTACTGGATTAGATGTAGGGTGGATTCAGCCTTTAGAGTACGGCCAAAGCGATCCAGATGATTATTCAGGATTGAACGCGCAAACTATAGGCCCATTTAAAAAGCTACTAGCTTTAGAGCTGGTTGATTATTTTGGTAAGGTTGCGCCTCCTTCTTTACAGATGAATGCAGGTAAAGGAATGCGATCGCTTGAACAAATTTTAGTTAATGTTAATCCATCTCAAAACCCTGGTACATTACCTATTGGCTCTGGTAACGAGTGGGATCATCGTAGCGATAAATTTTACCCTGAACCTATCAGTGATGATGGTGCTATTTATAAAAATACTTCAGATGTATTTCAATTGCCTATTGATTGGTCAGCATTTCTTGCTGGGTTATTTACCTTGACTTCTGTTACCTATAAAACTGACGCAGGTATAACGTTAACTGATAAAGCTATTGATGAAGATATTTCAGTAGTAACAGTAAGTTTTACTAAGCAAGGTCAATTTACATTGTGCGCACAGGCCACTAACTCGAATGGTGATGTTGATAATTACAAATTGATTTACAACGTTACAGACTGTAATAAAAACTACTATCCTTAAGGGTTAACAATGCCAAGCATACCATTTATTAAAGGCGATAAAGTAGATAACAACACTGATTATCGTGACGCTTTACCTGTTAATTATTATGCTGTATTGCGTGATATTTATGGCGAAAAAGGCTATATGCTTAATTACT